AAAATCTGGAGTATAAAAACGAAGCATATCAATTAATTCCACACCACTAACAGGAATTGTTTGAGTTGTAATTCCAACAGTTGATGCCGGTGGTGCTTGCCAGTCCTTTGTACTAAAAATTTTCTTATCAATAATATTGCTTGTTCCGATGGGTGCATTATAAACTTCAACTGAAATGTTATGCTTACCTTTTTTAAGATCAACTTTTGTTGTTTTTGGACTAGCTATATTAAATCCTTCCAATATATGAACTTCTTTTCCATCAATCAATATTCTTCCAGTATTATCAACAGTTCCTCTGACACCATATTTTCCATCATAAGGAATCTCAATTTCCCAAGAATTTGTGTATGTAATACCTGCCTTATCACTTCCCGGAGTATCTAATGGTTTGGTTGGAGATATTGCATACTCATTCATAAATTTGCTCCAAGCATTATTAGTAGTGTATCTTACTGGATACCACTTCTTAAATGAATTTGGAGCACGAGTAGTCCAGAAAGGATTTGGTGGACATCTTCCCTCTTGAACTGGCAGGTTCTCTTGAGGAACAGGAGGTTCTGGAGCATCAATTGTCAATGAAACTCCCATTGGGTTTTGATTCCAGGACTTTGCAGAAACAACTTCTTGAGTTATATAAGAAGTCTGAATATCAATTGCCAGTGTCATCGGGTTTCCCCTTGACAAAGCCGTACCACTAATTTGCTCTAACTCTGCACGAATTGTATAGTTACCTGCCTTGAAGTAATAAGGTTCATTTAAGTCTCCAGTACCTGTAGAAGTTCCTGGAAAAAATCCTTCTTTTCTTATTCTGGTATTACCAATATATAAAGTTACATTATCATCAACTGCAATACGTACAATATACTCTCCATCTGCAGGAAAATTTATATTACTCCAAATAATTGTATGAGTACCAGCATAACTTTCTGACTGTGCATCATTTGAATTTGGATCAAATGGTAATATTCCATACTGATTTAGAAATCCAGATCCAGCTCCGGCACTTGGATTAATTCTCCAAAGAGTACGATTTGCTTTTGAAATATAATCAATTGTATTAAAAACACTTACATTTTTAATCGGGGAAAGTGTTGTCGTCGTTGTATTTGGAGTTATTTTTGTTACGATCTCTTTAATTGGAGCATTTAACAAATCAACACGAACCTTGCGAATTCCCTTTTTAATAGTCTTTTGAAGTGGTAAAACTGCATCATTGAATGCTGCCAGATCAGCAACTGGTAAGTTGTCAATATAAAGTTTTGCAAAATTATCACAAAGTCCTCTGAAAATGTATTCACCATCATAGGGAAATTCTACATCCCATTGCATAATAAACAATTTTCCTGCATTATCACTTCCTGGTACATTTGATGGTGGCACTGGGGATATTGCATATTCATTCATAAATTCATTCCAAGCAGCAGGATAATCTACAGAATATGCCTGCACATAATTTTTTTTATCTGAGGAGACAATACTTGATGGTTTGAATTTTCTTGTAGTCCAAAAAGGATTTTTATATTTTAATAAATTTTGCTGATATTTTTGAATTTCTGCAACAATACTACCTTTTCCCGAATTGATATAAATGTCAGGATCCCAGGCACCCAGATCTTCTCCATTTGGGCCGTATACATTTCCATATCCAGGATCATTTGGTTCGCAAATCTCATAATCTTCAATTTCATTTTCATAAGTTTCTTCAGCATCAACAATACTACCCAAAGTTGCTGTAGCAACTGCCCCAGATCCAATTTTACATAAATCGTTGATGCTAATTTGAGGTGCATATTGATATCCATACCCACCGTGAACCAAATCAATGGCAAGCAAAGATCCATCTGTACCGATTACAGGATTAGCTGCCGCACCTACTCCACCGCCTCCAAGTATTTGAATTCTTGGTGGAACATTACATTTTTTTGGTACTTGAAAACCTTCACACTCATCCTTCGGTTTTAGATCATCTGGTGTTAAGTTATTAACTTCATTAATGCTTATGTAATTTATATTATTATCGCCGTCTCTGAATATAAATTTAGTTGCTGGATTTTTTTTGGCATAGTCATTTGCTTCACAAATTGATACATCTATCACATATCCTTTATTTGGATCAATAAATCCCACCTTAATATCTTTCTGAGTAATATCCTCAAATGTTTCTTTAATTAATTTATTGACATTTGGATTATCCTGATTATAGGATATGTCGTAAGTTGTTTTTATTACTTTGTCTGCCATACTTATGGTTCTCTTGTTTTCTCTTCATTCATAAGTATTAGTATTTATTGCCTTGGTTGAGAGATTTTTTCAAGAGATTGTGGGAATTGACTATAGTTAACCTTCGTATCTATCATTAAAGGTGTTGCAAATGCAACTTCAGTAGTAGATTGTGTATTCGGTGGAATACTTCTTGAATTGGAATCAACTTGAGCAAGTCTTGGTAACTGAGGTTGTTCTGCTCCGCCACCACCTTCGTGAAGAGTATAGTTATCAGATACTGCACATTTTGGAGATAAGTCACAACCAAATATAGTCAATTTAATATTAGTAAAACTCAGTGCAGACATAATACTGCCGGTAATCCCATTAATTGATGTATTGATATTTGAAATTGATGCTCCTGCCGCTGTCAAATCAGATGCCATATCTGCAAGAAATCCATTAATAATATTCAAAATTTTATCGGTAGTATCATCAATTTGTTTCATATTGTTGGAAATAATTGCTCCGGTTAAAGTTTCAACAGAGCAAGATGCAGTAATTTGAGTATATATTTCTTGTGAAGAAGATTGTGTTATTACTGATGGTAAATTATCTGTTTTTAAATTTTTATCCAAATATTTTTGAACCTGCCCACAAAGTCCATTTGTAATCTGATTAAAAAGACAATGAATCAATTCAATAATTTTCTCTTTGATTGTTAAAAATAAATTTCTTTTATTGGGTGGCATTGATTGAATAGTAGGTGCCATTGCCTTATTAATCATTTTCATAATATATTGCATAATTTTGTCAAAAATTATTTTCAAATACTTTGCAATTTGACACGCAATATCGGCAATTAATGCCTGAATCTGTTTTATTATAGTTGTTACTGTATCAATATAACTTAATGCCTTATTCAAATATTTGTTAATCTTATTTGTAAGTTTCTCAAGTAATGTTTGTATTGCTTTAAGTGCGGATCCAACCATATCGCACGGATTCATAAGAATAATTTTTTCTTCATACAGTTCCTGTCTTTTAACATCTGCGGCAGATTGTTGATGAGGATTATCAATATGCTCAATAATTGCACCAGGTTGAGAAGTAGTTGCTGCAGATTCTGCTTGTGCCGTGCGATTTTGAATTCCCTGAGTTACTACCTGACGAATAAAGGCATCTCTTGCCGAACCAGTTAATCCATTTTGATTAGCAGCTGCAGTTGCACTCGCAATATCTGCTGCCTGCTCCGGAGTTGGATTTGAGTTTGCAGGAAGTCCATATTGATTTAGAGAAACATTTGTTTTTGGTAAAAGTGCCTCTGCTCCTTGTGCAGGAGATTTTGGTTTATTGGTTACAATCCTATCATCTGGAACTTTTAAATTTGGATCTGGGTTTGCACCTTGAGCGTGTCCACTTGTAGGGACAAAACCTTTTGATCCAATTTTTGTATTTAAAGTTGTCTGGGCATTATTTCCCAGCACACCCATAATCACGGGAACTTGTTGATCGGAACCATCTAAAAAGAAACCGAAAACAAAGTTCCCTTGTCTAAGAGCTGCTGTTGCAGTAACCCCTGCTTGACCACCACCTGCCGTAACAGGATACATTACCTGGGCCCAGGGAAGTTGATCATCTGCAATAGAAGCAGTATCTTGATCGTGAAGTCCTATAATTCTAACCTTATATCTTCTACTTTGACCAGGAATTTGAGACGATCCTTCAAATTTATTGGAACTTATGTTATTTCTCCAAGTGGAGTCATCAACAATTTGACCAACCCACCAATTAAAATGTGCTCCAAGAAATCCTGAATTAAATAATGAACTTTGTTCCATCAGGTATTATATAATTTGAATATTATTACTATTTAACACTTTAAATTGCGACATTGGTTGCAGAACCTTTTTTACCAACAGAATCTCTGACCAACATCAGTTTGGTGTAACCACCTCGTAACTTATTAATATAGTGACACAAATCTGCAATTACATAAGATCCACTATGAAGATCTCCCAATTCTCCTCCAGGAACACCTGCATCAATAAAAACTGTATCTCCTGCGTGTAGACTAAAATCAGCAACAATTGTAACTGATACCTGTGTACTAAACATTTGATTATAACGCATCGTTGCCTGACTTAAAATATTTCCGGCATCAAAATTAGGAGTTTTTGATTTATCCAATTGTTCTTGAGTATTACCACTGGGTAGAACACCACGATCAATTAGCATATACTGACTTCTTGTGTAGTCTTTTCCAGACTCAATTCTATTAAATTCTGGATTTAATTTTGGAAGATTTTTACCTGCTGTCTGAATATTTTTTTCTGTGCCCTCTACTTTTGGATTTATAACCTGATAATAACAATTGAAAGGATCAAACAATATTGTTCTTGTTGTATATGCTCCAATTTCCAATTTTGATTGAATATTACCACTCACATCATCAACATTATGTTCCAAAATTTTATCATATCCTGCTGGTATAGTTTGTCCAGCACCATCAGGAGTTTGATTGTAAATTAAAGACTTGACTGGTTTACCCGACATCAAAGTTTCAATAGATTTGAATTTAAATCCGGAAGAAGTCTCATAAAAGAAATATCCTGCAGTATTTCCTGTTGCACCGGGAGCTCCTGGTATAGATTTTTTAGATAACCAAAGACAAGTATAAAAAGGTTTCTTATTGTTTCCGATAAAATTATAATTGTTTGATGTATCTTCAATATCCAGATTCTTTTTTGTATCTAAAAATTTGGAATCCGTAAGAATTTTTCGAATATGATCTGATATTTTTCCATCAAATCTACAGTTCAAACGAATCTTTTCATTTAAAATATGTTCCTTTGAGGCAAGATCCAAACCAACAAGTGACTTGGTAGTATCTTGGTTTAATGGAGAAATTTTATTTACATATAATTTTAAATTCAACTTAACACCATTCGCATCTGCCATTATTAACAAAACATTTTCTTGTCCTACAATTGGAAGTCCTTCTAAAATCGTTTTTGTACCTTTTTCGATCTGAATTGATTTACCGGCGTCCACATATAATACAGATGCTCTCACTGTCTCTTGAAGAATACTTTCATAATAATAAACATCGGTAATTGCATCTACAATATCCTTATTATTTTTTTTATCATTTGAGGTAATTGTCAGGGTAGAGATATCAACTTCCCTAACCTGTCTCGTAATCAATCCTTGTTGTGCCATTTAACTTCTTCTTTTCATATTACTATTTACACTATGTTCCGGCATACAGAGAATCATAACTTGAATCTGATGACCCTCCACTTATACCACCAAATCCTCCGCCTCCAATTGGCATCGGTATTGGTAATGGAACCATTTGAGATTGTGGAATTATGACTTCAATAACTTCTTCTGCTCCAGTCTCATATCCGGCATAAGACTGAAGAACACTCATTAATTGTGACTTGGTTTTTGCTGCGTTGAGATACTCTAAAAGATTTGGTGCAAGAGAATCCAATCCTCTGGTAGTATCGGCATCAAAGATATATTCTGGTCCTCTTTCTCCAATCTGGGCATATGTTGGTTTTGATACTCTTCCACCCTTTGCAAGTTTTACAT